TGAACCACTGGTTGCGAACCCAATTACGGACACCTATCTCCCTCAGCCAGACTTCCTTCTTGCGCAGGACTTATACAATCAAATCGACCAGCTCGAGACGAGAATATCTCTCATTACGGATGCAATCAAAGCGGTGGGCGTCTACGATGCCTCCACGCCCGAGATCCGTAGAATGTTCGAGGAGGGCGTGGAGAATGATCTAATCCCGGTTAAGGACTGGGCGAGATTCTCTGAGAAGGTCGGGCTGGAGGGCGTCATCGACTGGATGCCGGTGAAAGAGTTGGCTGAGGTACTTAGCCACCTCAAGGAGCAAAGAACGGATGCGATGGGGCTCCTCTATGAAGTCACAGGCATGTCAGAGATTATGCGAGGCGCTAACGGCCCAGATAGAGAAACCGCCGAGGCCTCGAGTTCGAAGCGTCAGTTTGCCTCTGTCCGTGTGCAGGCTATCAGCGAGGAACTCGCTCAGTTCGCATCGGAGCTTATGTCAATTCGTGCCGAGATCATAGCTCGCCATTTCTCAGCTGATACTATCGCAAAGAGATCAAATATAATGATGTCTTTCGACGCTCCCTTCGCTGCGCAAGCGATACAACTGATCAAGACCCCGACGGATTCACTATGGCGAATCAAAATAGCACCAGAATCTATGGCGATGTTGGACTACCAGAGGCTACAGCGCGAGAGGACGGAGTACATTGGAGCCTTGTCGCAGTTTATGTCCGCGGCAATGCCGCTCGCAGAGATGGACCCCAATGCTACTGCCCCCCTCCTTATGATCCTGAAATGGACTATGTCTGGCTTCAAGGGCAGCAACGAGATTGAGGGGGTCCTCGACCAAGCCATAGACAAGATGATCAAGGCTGGTCCGCAAGAGAAGGGTCCGTCGCCTGAAGAGCTCAAAGCGCAGGCTGAGATGCAGAAACTCCAGATGCAGATGCAGATTGAGCAGCTTAAAGCTCAGTCGGCGATGCAACAGCTCCAGGTTAAGAGCCAGAATGTCATGGCAGAGCTCAAGGCGGAGCTTGAGAAGGAGCTGGCGGTGATCAAGGCGGAGATGATTGCGGAAATTCAGGCTGAGGCTTCGCAAAGCGAGGCAGCAATGATCCAGGATACGCATGAGACCCAAAATCAGATCAAGGTAGACGATAATAAGGCGAAGCATCAGAAGGAGAATGGGGCAGATGCGCCGTAGATATCGGTATATCAACGGTGTGGCTGTTGAGATGACTCCACAGAAGCCACTTCCCGAAATGCTCTTCGAGGGGACCTTCAGGTCCCCCGTGGATGGCTCCGTGATACGGAACAAGTACGAATTATACGACCATAATCAACGAAATGATGTCGTACAAAGCCTTCCAGGGATGATGGAGGATACGCTCGCATTACAGCGAGAGAATAGGGAGAGGACTTTCGGACGAAAGTCCTCAGAACAACGAAGAGAAGACATTTTTCGCTCTATAGCGCAACTGGAGTCAAAATCATGACGATTACATTCTCGGTTCTATGTCTGTTGGTCGCAGTTATCCTTTTCATCGTCGCCGCCATAGGGGTTCCCTCTGGACGGTTCAATCTAGTCTCAGCTGGACTGGCTTTCTTTTCCCTCGCTTTCCTTGTAAGGAATCTTAATGTAGATGGGTGAAATTCGAGGCATAGAGCCCAATAGGCTGATACATCTAGCCAATGCTCTACGCAAACCTAAAGACTTTCTGAATAAGGGGTTCATTTCGGACCCCTTTGGAGAGGAGGATTGGAGATTAGGTTTTGGTGACCTTATATTCGGTGAAGCCCCTGAGACCATAGAAGACGCCGCCTATGGATGGATGCCAACGACGGGGCGGGGGCAGACGACGACTCTTAAACCTGGAGTTGCTGATGTCGCTGCCCTCCCAACCTTCGGCGCCGGGGCGGGGGTGAAGAGCACGATACGTGCTCTAAGGAAACCTCGGAATACTGGACGTGGTATAGTACCTGTGCAGGCTACGCCTACAGAGGAGACCACGGACTTGAGTAGACGAAAATTTTTGAAGGGTTTGGGGGCGGTCAGTGTAGCTGGAGCCGCCGCAGCACATACACTTCCTGACTTGCTAAGAAAAGCAGTTGCAGATGAGACTGTAGTGAAGGCCGCAGTGAAGGCGGCACCAAAACTCTCACGAGCAACTATTTTTGAAGAGATGAGAAATCTTGCTCAGCGAGAAATTGATCAAAGTATGGTTGGTCAAGCAGAGTATTTTGACCCAAGTAAGTATCTATATAGAAGAGAATGGCACGAACAGGAACTTGCAAATAAGAAGGCACTAGAAGATCCTGAGTTGTTTGAAAACTTATTTTCAGAAGAGGAAATGGTAAAGCTAGAGGACCTTTTGGCACATACTCCAGAAGGAGAAGATCCTCGTAATGCTCTTAAGCGTATTATGGGTGATCCCGAAGCTAATTATGATATTAAACCTAAAATAGAGTATCCTGAGTTTGGTACTCGTGGTAAGAGATGGGGAAATGCAGATAATCCGCTTTCCCCCGAGGAAGAGAAACTCTACGATGAAGCTAATGACCTTTTCTGGGATTCGATGAGTAAAGATGATATAGATATGTATCATCTTACTGGTGAAATTCCGGTAGAAAAAATACCAGAACATTTAAGACCCTATATTGATCCAGATTATCTTGATGAGGCTGGTGGAAATATAACCGCTTGGGATGATTATACCGGGCAGTCCATGAATCCTTACCACCGTCTAAACTATACCAGAAATGCACGTCAGCCAAGGAAGTATGAATATAGGAAGGAAATAGCTGATTACTATAAAGAAGCATTTACTGATATAGCAAAACAGGGGAACCCCAGTGATGCTGAATTTGCCAATAAATTGCTGAAACGCATGGAAGAAGGGGATATGGAGTTTGTAACTGGACAGTTTTCTCACCAATTCCAGTGGTTGTTTGAAAATCTCCCCGAAGGCGTTACGCCGAAGCAGGCTTTGGACGCGGCTACCGTGGGTCGTGCTGATGCCCCCTTGGGCGGGAAGATAGACCCACGAATGGGCCTGGAAGATGCTCCACAAGGTCTATTCAATGAAATTAGGGAATTGTTTGACAAGAATAGATATAGCGGTGATATCGATAAGTGGATTGCGTCTGGGGTTAAGCCTGATTGGTTCCCCGATAAGTACCTGAAGTACATTCATCCTGAGCACATTAGAGATCACGGTAATCTCTTTGGTAATGTGTCAGGGGCTCCAGTATCAAACCCCTATAATTTGGTTGATCTTGCAAGGGAAGGTATACTCTAATGCCAAAATCAATACGAGAAGCGCTTGAGGAGACATTTGATGTCGGTGAAGAAACAGGGCGACCCGAAGAAGACCCCAAGGAGCCCGTGGGGTCTCCCGGGGAAACGGAAGAAGTCGAGCCGCAAGAAAAACCCGAACTGGAAGACGAGGAGGCTCCTGCGAAGGAAGTGCCAGAGGAGCCAGAAGAGAAACCAAAGAAAGAATCGGCCCCGCCTCCTCCCGAGGACGATATCAAGGCTCCAGAGTCTTGGAAGCCAGCTATTCGGGAGCATTGGAAGGGGATCCCAAAAGAAGTAAAAGAAGAGATTTCACGCAGGGAGACGGAAATTTCGCGGGCGCTTCAGCGGGCCTCTGGTCATAGAAAACTTGCCGATGAATATGCCAATCTTATTCGGCCGTACGAGAAGTATATTCGTCTTGCGAATAGCACTCCCTTCCAGGCTGTGGATAATATGCTTCGTACAGCAGCCCATCTTGCCGATGGTACACCTACGCAGAAGGCGCAGGTTATTCGTGACATCATCAAGAATTACGATGTAGATATTGGAATTCTTGATTCGGTATTGGCCGGTGAGGAGCTCCCAGGCTCGGCGAATGACTCTGTTATCCAGGCAATGGAGAAGCGTTTTGCTCCAATGCTTAAATTCTTTGAGGAAGCTCAGGGTAATCAGAAAAGTTACCAAGAAAGCCAGTCGGCTAAGATTGAGCGGGAAATTGAAGAGTTTTCTAATGATAAGTCGCATGAATTTTACAGCGACGTTAGGGAGACAATGGCTGACCTAATTGAAGTAGCTGAGAGACGCGGGCTTACTATGACTTTGCAGGAGGCATACGACAAAGCTTGTCAGCTCACTCCTGATATTGCAAAGATCGTTTCTCAGCGGAGTATGGCAGTCACTGAAGAAAAGAAGAGAGCTGCCAGTTCTATACCGGGCAATTCTCCCAACTCGGAGAAGAAGGGAGGGTCTGCGAAGGATCTTAGGTCGGCTTTGGCCGATGCCTGGGACGACGCTACTGTGACTTAGTTGCAAATCTTATCGCAGGTATGGTACACTCACCGTGAGTGACACCCTAGGATTCTCAGCCTAGTTGCAGATTCCCCAAGGATTCACGAAGGTGTCTTTCACTTTCCCTTGGAGAATCATATGGCGTTCGCAAACGTAAATGTCAGCGACATCATTGCGACTACTATTGAAAATCGTAGTCGTACGATCGCTGACAACGTAACAAAGAACAACGCCCTCCTGTCCAAACTCAAAATGGGTGGGCGTATTCGCACGATCTCCGGTGGCCGCAAAATTTACGAAGAGCTCTCCTTCCAGGAGAACGCCAACGTCGGTTGGTACTCTGGGTATGATTTGCTGCCTACGGCTCCTCAGGACGTAATTTCTGCCGCGGAATATGACTTTAAGCAGCTCGCCTGCCCTATCGTCATTTCTGGGTTGGAACAGCTTCAGAACAGTGGTAAGGAGGCTCTCATTGATCTTATGGAGTCCCGTATTACTGTCGCTGAAACTACGATGGAGAATACCCTGACTGATGGTCTGTACTCAGATGGAACTGGAGCTGGCGGTAAAGAGATTGGTGGTCTCGACGCTGCTATCTCGATTACCCCATCTACTGGATCTTACGGTGGTATCAGCCGGGTAAACTGGACGTTCTGGCGGAACAAGTATACCGCTGTGACGATCACTGGCGCAAACGTGCAGACCCAGATGAATGCGATGTGGGCCTCTCTCGTGCGCGGCTCGAATCGTCCGGACCTCATACTTATGGACTCCCTATTCTGGGGTTTCTATGTGGCCTCACTCCAGGCACAGCAGAGGTTCTCGTCACCTTCGGTAGGCAATCTCGGGTTCCCAACCCTGAAGTTCAT